ATACTATAAGCAAGGACAAGTTGTTAGATATCTCGGCAAATATTATAGAACAAAAGTTGGACATAATTCTGGACAATCATTTGACCTAACTAAGTTTCAACCATTGCCTGCTCTTCCTGTAGTAGGCGGTGTTTCTGTACGCCGTCCTTCTAAGTTTAGTAAAACTCCAGTCGAAGTTTCTTATGGAACTGAATATACTTCTGTTGAAGACTTATATGCAGTAATTCTCGGGTATGGTCGTTGGCTAGAAAGTCAAGGTTGTATTTTTGACGAATACAACAAAGAACTTACTGAAGTTATTGACTGGACATTCTCTTCTAAAGAAGCGTTATACTGGACAACACAAAAGTGGGCAACAGGTAGTGTTATTACACTAAGCCCGTTCGCTAACTCTTTAAAGTTTGAAGATTCTACCGCAGTTGCAGATAGTTTAACTAATATTTTCTATGACTACAGTGTGCTACGAGCAGACGGTACTGTTATGTCAAGTAAGAACATTTCAACTGCTCGTGATGAAAATGTTTTTGTTGTTAAGACATCTAACACTAATGACGGAATTTATTTTGTTAGAATAAATCTAGTACAAAAAGAACATACATTGATTTTAAACAACTCTTCGTTGTTTAATGATGTTATTTACGATCCTGAAACAGGATATCGCCAACGTAGAATTAAACTTCTAGGATTTATAACAGCTGGATGGAACGGCGACATGTTCAGTCCCGGATTCATCTACGACGAAGCACAAATTTCTAATTGGGAAAAATATACAGACTACTCTACAGGCGACGTTGTTTTCTATGCAGGCAATTATTATTCTGCTATTTCCAAAACAATAGGATCTGAAGAATTTAACTTCAACGAATGGAATGTATTAGGTAACAAGCCTGTTGCAGAACTGCTACCTAACTTTGATTATAAGATTGGACAGTTTGAAGATTTCTACAGTCTTGATATTGACAACTTTGATGCAAGCCAACAGGCTCTTGCACAACACCTAGTTGGATATAGCCCAAGAACTTATCTTGACAATATCTTTACAAATGCAACTAGTCAGTACAAATTCTATCAAGGTTATATCAAAGAGAAAGGTACTAAAAACACAATCAGCAAACTAGCTAAAGCTAGTATTGTATCTCAAGGCGGATACATTGATTACTACGAAGACTGGGCATTTAGAGTTGGAGACTTTGGTGCGTTTGCTAACAGTGAAACACTTGAATTTACTCTTGACGAATTAAAGTTTAAAGAAAATCCTCAACTAATTGAGTTTGTTGAAGCTAGTCCAGTTGAACCTAACGAGTTTATCAGTTATGAGACTCCGGACGGAATTGTTATTAAGCCAAAAGATTATAACAGTAGTCCTTTCCTTACAACTAGCACACTGTTATCAGACAGTGTCGCTATTTTACCTTCTGCAGGTTATGTAAGACTTGATGATGTTACTGCCACAGCCTTTAATAGAGACAGCTTATTAGACATTGCTAATAACCGTTCGTTGAAAGACGGCGACACTGTTTGGATTGGATTCCTTCCAAACGGCAGCTGGGAAGTTGTTCGCTATACTCAAACTACTACTCGAATTACTGATGCTAGCGTCTATAGCCCTGGAGCTAGTGTTTTAATTACTACCGAGTTTAGACATAATTTATCAGTCGGCGATATTATTAGTATAAGCCAATTTGATCCTCAATTAGACGGAGTTTATACTGTTGATGAGATCGTTAATTTAAATCAATTTGTAATTCCGTCTGTATTAACTAGCTTATCAACACCATTCGTTCCTCAAGTAGGTCTTCTGTTTAAATTTGTTAATGTAAGATTTAACAGTTTTGACGACATCAGAGCATCTGCTGCTCTTGATAGATTTGAAGCTGACGAAAAAATATGGGTTGATGACGACGGCTCGGGTAAATGGGCGGTCTATCAAAAGTCTGCTAACTTTAATTCTTTTGAATACAGTTCTCCTTATGTTGCCTATACCTTAAGTGAAAATCAACAATATGGTTATAGTATAACAGGTAGTGACGACGGAAATAAATTTGCAGTATCGTCCCCTAACTTCTTCTATGATGCAGGATTATCTGATTCTTACGGAAGAGTTTATCTATACAAAAGAACAGGTGTAGGACAAGACGATGTACTGTCTGCAGGAATTATTAATCCTAACCCTTCTAAAGTTGAAAAATATTTCACAGGAACTAATTCTTCGTTATTTGGAACAGCAATTAAATTTGACCAAGATAACAGTCTAGTGTTTATTGGAGCACCTTCTGCTTCCTATGTTAGACATGTAACTTCTGCTAATAAATTTAGTACAGTTAATTTAACTTCTTCTACTTCAGCACTTGTTGAACAAGGTCTAGTTAAGATTGTTAGATACGATTTTGATAATAACGAAGAATTATTTGATACAGTTATTGCAAGCCCTGATCCGCAGTCCAATGCTCAGTTTGGTCATGATATTTTTGTTGGCAATGTATCAACATCTTCTAAGATTGTGTTTGTATCAAGTCCTGGTCAGGATAGTGATGTGGGTGCAGTATATCATAATGTAATAGACACTATTACAACTGCAAGTTTATCAATTACTGCAAGCACTAGTATTGAATTGCCGGCAACGGGACTAACTGCTAATAGTCGTTTTGGACACGCTATTGCCGGTAACTATACAGGATCTAGAGTTGCTGTAGCTGCTCCTGGCTGGACAACTTCTACTGGCGCAGTCTATGTATATACTTCTAGTGACTACGACACTTATACAAATGTTCAAGTTATCACTGGTTTAACTTTTGTTAGCCCAGGTTCGGGTTTTGCAGAAAGTATTGCAATGGATAGAACAGGCGATTACTTGTTTATTTCTGCGATTAAAGCGAGCGATAATCTAGTAAGAACAGGAAAAGTTTTTGTTCTAAAACTAACATCTGGCCAATATGTGCTAGATCATGTTATTGACAATCCTTATACTAACAACGGTTTTGATTTTGGTAGTGTAATTAATGTTGCTCCTGACGGAAAAACTTTAATAATATCTAGCACCGGGTCAAGTCACAAGCCGTTCGCATCCTTTGATACATATACTAGACAAGACAGTACTAAAGAAAAATATGTATTAGATACAAGTAGTATTCCTAGAGAATCAAGTACTACCTTTGACTCTGATACAACAAGATTCTTCTCAACGATTAAGAATTCTGGAGCAGCCTTTACCTTTGTAAAAGAAAATGCTAAGTTTGTCTTCGGCGAAGAATTATACAATCAATTATCGACACCTGGGCAATTATACGGCAACAGCTCGTTTGTATTTGAAACAGGCGTTATTGTAGGCGCTCCTGGATTGAGCAAAGATAATTCTCAAATGGGAGATATATATTTCTATGACTCTAATTCTGATAGTTTAAGTAGTTGGAAATTGTTTAGGAAAGAAACAGCATTAGTCGATCTAAGCAACATTAAGACTATTAGAACAATTGATGTTGATAAAGAAATTGTTGTCGATTACTTAGAAATAATTGATCCACTAAAGGGTAAAATTTCTGGACTTGCAGATCAAGAGTTGAGTTTTAAATCTCTATTTGACCCTGCTGTTTATTCTATCGGTATTAATGGTGTTGTTGCGAATACAAACAATAACTGGCTAGATGAACACGTTGGCGAACTATGGTGGGATTTAAGTTCAGTCAAATATGTATGGTATGAACAAGGAGAACTTGAGTTTAGAAGAAACAGCTGGAATACGCTTTTCCCTGGCTCAATGGTTGATGTGTATGAATGGGTTAGAACTACATATTTGCCTAGCGAATGGAGTGCAATAGCAGACACTAATGAAGGACTAGCTCAAGGAATCAGCGGACAACCTAAGTTTGCTGATAACTCTGTTATTTCTATTAAACAAGTTTGGAATCCTATTTCAAACTCTTTTAGTAATGTCTATTACTATTGGGTAAAGAACAAAGTAACTGTTCCGGAAGGTGTTGCAAGAAGATTAAGTGCGTATGATGTTGCAACTTATATTGCAGACCCTAAAGCTAAAGGTCTTAAGTTTGCATCAGTGGTTGCAGATAATGCAATTATGTTAACAAACATGGAAAGCTCATTAGTTGGAAGAACCATTAACCTTTCTATTGACATCGATTCTTCTGGCAAAGAAACTAACAAGCACACTGAATGGTTGTTGTTGCAGGATGGCAATGCTTCAAGTGTTCCAAATACTCTGTTAGTTAGAAAAACAATTGATAGCTTGTTAGGCAAAGATATACTAGGTAATTCAGTACCTGATCCTATGTTGTCTGATAGACAAAAGTACGGAGTTGGCTTCAGACCTAGACAAAGTATGTTTAAAGATAGAATAGGAGCTCTTCGTACTTTAGTTGAGTATTCTAATTCTATTCTTGCAACTAATAATATTGTTGATAGTGTAAGTTTAAAAAGATTCTTATCTAAAGATGAAATTCCTAATTCTAGACTAGGTACATACGATGTACTTGTTGAAGATTTAATTGAGCGTGATTTTACTATTGTTACAAGGAATCTTAAGAAGGCAAGCCTAAGCTGTACAATTAAACACGGTAGAATTAATTCGGTAACAATTGACAATCCTGGATTTGGGTACGGTACTCAAGACAAGACTTTGACACTATCTAACGGAGAAACTTCTACTTATGTTGGACCTACTGTAGTGATCGAAGGTGACGGTGTTGAAGCTTTAATTACTACTGAAGTTAATATTGTTGGCGAACTTGTTGCTGCTACAGTTGTTAATACAGGAAAGAATTTTACTTCAGCACCTACTCTAACAGTAAGACCGTTTAGCGTTATTGTTCGAGCAGATGATACAGTCAATGGTCGCTGGAGCCGATACGAGTGGGATTATGATGCTAAAGTATTCTTAAGAAAATATACACAATCATTTAACACACAGGACTTCTGGACATACATTGATTGGGTAGATACAACATACAATCCTGCACAGGATATTATTGCTACAATTGATGCACCTTATCAATTACCTAGTGTTGCATCTGTACCTGCTGGGAATTATATTAAAGTTAGAAATGGCGGCGATGGCAGATACATTATTCTACGCCGTAGATCTGCAGACTCTGGTGTAGGAACATTTAACGACAAATATGATTTAATCTACCAAGAAAAAGGTACTATTAAGATAGACGGTGCTATTTGGAACTACAAAGATTCTGTCTATGGTTGGGACCAAGTTTCTGGTTGGGACCAAACAGCGTTCGACCAAAATCCTGCTAAAGAAACTGAAAATATCATTTACGGTCTTCTAGAAGATGTGTTTGTCGGACCACTAAAAGTCTATTATAACAAGCTGTTCTTCAAGTTAGTCAAGTATGCTATGTCTGAACAAAAGTTCTTAGACTGGGCATTTAAGACATCGTTCATTAACGTATATAACTATGCAGGTGCATTAGACCAGCGTCCTGTTTATAAATTAAACAACGAGTCTTACTACCAAGACTATATTAATGAAACAAAACCTTATCACACTAAGATAAGAAACTTTACTAACAACTATACAGCTACAGATTTATCTACGACTGTTATAACCGACTTTGACCTGCCTTCTACATATAGCTCAAGTCAAGGAAAATTTGTTCCAGTTACCTTTGGTCGTGCTGAACTTAATACATATCCTTGGAAGAACTGGCTACAGAATTATTCTTATTCCTTAGAATCTATTGATGTGTATGATGGTGGATCCGGTTATGAAATTCCTCCTGTAGTTGAAATAGTGCCTCAGGTAGGCGATACAACTGGAACCGGCGCCAAGGCAGTTGCTTATATTGCTCTTGGAAAAGTATCTCAAATTATTGTTACTGATCCAGGTGCTGGATATACAGCTACACCTGTTGTTAATCTAATTGGCGGCGGCCCTACTGATCTAATTCCTGCAAGAGTCGCTCCGAGAATGACTAACGGATTAGTTCGCTCAAACTCTATCACTATGAAGTTTGACAGAGTTTCTGGCTACAATGAGATTACAACATCGACAGCATACGATTCTTATGTTGCTAACGGTATTACAAGAGAATTTGCATTAACTTGGGCACCTGATCCTGATAAGAATAACATTACTGTTCGAGTTAATGGCATTAGAGAACTTACTGGCGATTACGAAATTGTTCGATATACTGAAAAAGTTAATGGGTATTCTAAACAGTTTGGAAAACTAGTTTTAAGCTACGTTCCTAGAAAACTATCTAGCATTACTATCGAATACAGAAAAGATCATTCTTTATATCATGCAGTTGATAGAATTCGTGATTTCTATGCACCTACATCTGGAATGCCGGGCAATACTGCTACTCTATTAATGCATGGCTTAGAATATCCGGGCGTAACAATAGATACACTACCGTTTGAAGTTTCAAAAGGTTGGGATTCTACACCATTCGGTGAAAGCAACTGGGATGATTTTGTTCCTGAAGTTGGATCATATGAAACTCGTGGACCAAGAATCACTGCTACTGTTTCTGCAAATACAACATCTGGCGCAGGCACAGTTCTTTATTTTGATGTAACAGAAGATAAAGATATTGTTAATTTAAAAGTTGGATCTACAGTTACTATTTCTACAGTAGTTTATTCTGTAACATCATCGACCTTTATTCCTTTAGACATTGAAAATCAAACTGATCCTCGATGGAAAGTTGTTCTAGATACTCCGGTTGGGGTTGCTACTGGTACTAGTTTGGCCTTTGTGAATCCTGCACCGCTAGTTTATACTTTACCATTTGTTCCTGCTAATGGCGACGTTTATAATGCCTATGTTAAGTATTCGGGTTCTAACACATTTGTTAGAGTAGATACTACTGCAACTGTCTTTATTGGCAACGGTTATGTTAGCACAATTTCTGTTGCAGAAATTTACAACTCCGATGATAGAGTATTATTTAGGCTAGAAACAAGTGACGGATCTGCTCCGGTAGTTGATTTAGATCTAGACACCTATATTAATCCTAATGGTATTAATAGTCCAGGCTGGTACTATGATAGCATCAATGGAAGAATGGAATTAACTAAGTCTGATGACTTAGAAGATATTAATATTGACGGTGATGCTTTAGTTAGTGCAACTAACAGTTACGGCCCAGAAGAAAATCTTCCAGGCAGAGTTACTGACAGTTTAGGCATAAACGTTTATACCTATCCTAAGTCTGGTGCAGCCTTGATGATCAATAAGAAGTATCTCAAAGATGCATTTACTGATAGATATCCTATTGGATTTACACCGCCTAACAATCAATCTGTAGAAGTTCTACTGAATAACAGATTATTGTCCTATGGTGTTGATTACACTATTGATTATCTAACCAACGAAGTTGTATTCCTTGATGATCCTTATGCAGGTATAAGAGGTCCGTATTTTAGTCCGGCTGCTGTTCTTCCAAGACGTGAGAACATTAACAATCCAATTGCAAGTACCGCAGGCGATGATACATATACCGGTCCGTACTCGTTAGGTTTCTCATGGAACATGTTTGGAACATTATACAACGAAGTCTATGTTGGTACAAACGGTTACTTAACATTTGGTGGCGGCGACGATAGTTGGACTCCGCTAGTTCCGGGAATTATTGATTTCCCTGCAATCTATATCGAATATTGCGACTTGTGGCAAGATTACGGAACTAACAGTGTTGGACAGACTATTCCGTTATCCACTGGAGAAACTCCTGGATTGTTCTTGAGTAACGGCGAAATTGGCAACTTTGTCTATTGGAGACTACGCTTCCAAGGCGGCCACTATAATCAAAGAATAGGAACTACTTCTATTCCTGCTTATCAGTATGAAGTTACACTATACAGCGATGGTACAAATCAGTACATTGAAATGATTTATGAAAATACCTGGAGAGGCACTAACTTCAACGGAGATCAAGGCTTTGTAACAGGTGTTGCTCTCGGACGTTCTGGTTCTGTGCCAGGAACTGGAATTTTCGTAGATGATGCTAATATTCAAAATAATACAAGTCATGTATTCTACAGTACCAGCAATGGCGGAAACTGGCAGTATGCTGGCCAAGGTAGCTTTGATGCATTTAAAAATCAAAACCCTGATCCGGAATTGTTGTCTATTACAACAATGAGTGTTGGTGGTAAGAATTTCTTAGAAAAAGCATCTGTGCCTATTACATATACTAGCGGTCAGCGTGTGTTTGATTTTGCATCTAACTATGCTGATGTTAATAGTGCTTATGTAACTGTTAATGGTATCAAGCGAACAGATTACACTTTAACTGGTAACCAAAAGTCTGGAACTTCTGGTCGTGTTGTTGTAACATTTAACACTGACTTAGCAGTTGGAGACTTGTTACAAGTCTGGTTCTTTGCTAGCGACAACAAAGCATTTAGCGAAGTTCAAGAGCAGATTATATCTGCTACCACAGGAACTAGCCAATTTACATTAACTTATGCTCCGGGCAATATTCAACCTTACCACAGTCAAATTATTGTTGAACGTGATGGTGTAAGATTAAGTCCTCCAGATACAGTTTATTATTCAGCTGCAAACGGAGTACGTAGTTTCTCTCTAGATCAACACATTGACTATCCGCAAGGACTACCTGATAGAGCAAAACTTGAAGTTTATGTAAATGGACAAAGAACTGCATTTAGTCAATCAGTACAGTTAAATCAAGACAATAATTCTGTAGATTTTGCAGAAACTGCATTGTCTAACTCTGATGTTGTGGCAATAACAATCTTAAGAGACCACGATTACTATGTTGTTAATAATCAACTAGTTCTAACAGACCGTGTTGATGTTTCCTCTGCTAGTGTTATCAAAGTTACATCATTTACTAACCACGATAACAGTCTATTCAGAAGAGAACGCTTCAAAGGCAGATCATCTGGCATCTTTAAACTAAGCAGAACAGTTGTTGATATCAATTATGTTTGGGTTGAAGTTAATGGAAAACCTATTACTAGAGAGTTTGATTTTAGAATTGAAAGTGATCAAAGAACGGTTGTAATTAACAAGCGATTTAAACTTCGCTCGTCTGATACAGTAGTTGTTATGAGTGTTGTTGATCAAACTAGTGAAAAACTAATTGGTTATAGAATATTCCATGACAATCTTGGTAGAACTCACTATAAGAGAATCAGCCAAGAAAACACAACTCAGTTAGCAGATGACTTGCGTCCAACAGATACATTTATTACTGTTGAAGATGCTAGCGTTCTTACACCACCTAACCATGCTAAGAATCGTCCAGGAGTTATCTTAATTGATGGAGAACGTATTGAATTCTACAAACTAGAAGGTAATAAACTAAGCTGGCTACGTAGGGGAACATTAGGAACTGGTGTAAAAACTTTACACAAAGAAAGTTCAGTAGTTTTAGATCAAGGGAATGGACAAAACATTCCTGTCAGTGAAACTAAACGTCTTGATAAGTTTGTAATCAACAGTACGACTAATACATTATTAACAATGACTAATGTTATTGTTGAAAATACTGTAGATTTTGATCAAGTTGAAGTCATCTATCAAGGAAGAGTTTTAAGAAAGCCAATTTCTGATACCTACACTTCTTTGTTTAATAACGGTGTAAAGACTGTTAAGAATACAACTTCAACTTATAAGATTACAGACGTGTCTATTGGTTACGATTCTGGAGATATAAATTCTGCAGGAACATCTACACTTGTTGCGCTGACAGCTGAATTTTCTATTAACACAGCAACTAATGCTATCAGCTTAAACTTTACACCTACAGTAGGTGCAGAGGTTCGAGTAGTTCAAGCAGTTTCACAGGAAGTAGGATTTGAATATTCTGACGCTCACATTAGAAATGTTGAGCAAGTTAAGTTCTTGTTAGAAAGACCATCTTTCCTACCAGATAAATATTACTATGGTCAGAACACCGCAACCGACCAGTATATCGTACTAGAAACCGGTGATACTCTAGACAGCGAATCAGGAGAACCTTTAGTAGGGCAATAATATGGCAAGAATTTCAGCGTTACCAACACTATCTAGCGCAACGGACCAGGTAATTTTCCCGGTACTGTCTAGCGGAACCAACTATGCATTTACATTTGGGGATTTTAAAACCCAGCTGCAAACTGCTGCCCAAGGAGCAACGGGCTTAACTGGATTAACTGGAAGTACAGGCCCAACTGGTGCAACTGGAGTTGGAAGTACAGGTGCTACTGGCCCTACTGGTGCTACCGGACAAAGCGGTCTAAATGGTGTTGATGGCCCACAAGGTACTACTGGCGCAACTGGACCAGTTGGTGCTACTGGATTTATTGGCGCCACTGGTGAGCCTGGCGCTACTGGCGCCGGTGCCACAGGCGCTACTGGAGAACAAGGAGCTACTGGAGAACAGGGCGCAACTGGTTCGGGTGCAACTGGCTTAACTGGAGCTACTGGTATAGGTTTTTCTCCTTTAACTTCTAGGACTACCGCAACAATTAGTCTTTTAAATCAACTTTTTGTAACTGAACAAACATCGGATACTTCGGCCTTTACTACTAGTTCTAGAGTAAGGGTAACTGCATCAACTAGCACTGGATTAGCATCAGTATTTGATGGAATTATAGAAAGTTTTGTTGATGATCAATTAACTGTTAGGACCTTAAGTACTATAGGAAGTGGAACGTTCGATGAGTGGATTATTACACTTATTGGCGGCCCAGGCCCAACTGGCGCTACTGGACAAACAGGTCCATTAGGATCACAAGGATATCAAGGAGCTACTGGAGCTACTGGTCAAGGTTCAACCGGAGCTACCGGTCCTCAAGGACCTCAAGGAGATCCTGGCGGTGCTACAGGCCCTGCAGGAGCTACCGGCAGTCAAGGTGCTACTGGTCCAGAGGGTCCGTTAGGATCTACTGGCGCAACTGGTCTGCGAGGCGGCACCGGAGCTACCGGTCCTCAAGGTTCTACTGGTCCTGCTGGAAGTTTTGGTGGTTTAACTGTAAATTATAGGTTTAGTACTGCCGTTACAGACGATGATCCGGGCAACGGACGAGTAAAATTTGACGATCAAACGTTGCCTGATGCAACTATTTTATATATCGACGACAAAGATATTAACGGTGTTGATCTACAAAGTTTCTTAAGAACAATTGATGATAGTACAAGCCCACTAAAAGGGCACTTTAGAATTGGTGTAGCAAATACTCCTAGCACATATACTATCTTTACTATTACTGCTATTGCAGAAGAAGAAGGTTATTTTAAAATTACCTGTGCCTATGTAGATGGGTCATTTAGATTTGATGATCAGGCAGAAGTCATTTTAACCTTTGCAAGAACAGGTGATATTGGACCGCAAGGTGCTACAGGCCCCGAAGGAGCAACTGGCCCTATTGGTTCTACAGGACCTACAGGAGCAACAGGTGAAACTGGAGCTACAGGCCCTGAAGGAGCTACCGGACCAATCGGTGCTACAGGCCCCGAAGGAGCTACTGGCCCACAAGGGGATCCGGGCGGCGCTACTGGTCCTGAAGGGGCAACCGGAGCCACTGGCTTAACTGGAGCCACTGGCTTAACTGGAGCAACTGGTGTTTTTAACGGAATTACATGGACATTAACTAATAACGGAACTATTGCTTACACATTTAGTGGCCCTGGAATAGTTGCAGGCAACACAGATGATCCTGTGTTATATCTATACAAAGGATTTACCTACAACTTTGTTAATAACGCGGCGTCTCACCCGTTCCAACTTCGAGTAAGCAATGGCGGTGCAGCCTATACTAGCGGAGTGAGTGGCAGCTCTACAGGAACAACTACTATTACAGTACCTATGAATGCTCCTTCGACATTGTATTATCAATGTACAGTACATAGTGTTATGGGTAATACCATTAACATAGTATAAAATAATAATGGATAAGTATGAACATGCAAGAAGAATTTAACCAACAGCAGACTGAAAATACTCAGGAAATCGAAAAACGTCCAGACGAAGTAGGCGGCATTAGCCTCCAAGGGCATATTAAGATCTATGATCCTCAGACACAAGAAGTTTTTGTCAATAAAAGAAACGCTATCCATTATGAAAATTTTAGCCTTGCCCTAGCCAACAGTATTGGCAATCAAGGTTTTGGTTGGGTTAGTAAAATGGCATTTGGCAACGGAGGTAGTCGTGTTGATCCTACTGGGATTATTACATATCTAACTCCTAATTCTGTAGGACAAAACGCCGCATTATATAATAAAACATATGAAAAATCAGTCGATGCTGCAAGTTCTTCTAACCTAGACCCTACTAGAAACTACATGGAAGCTAGACATGTAGTAGGCGCAACCTACAGCGATCTATTAGTCAGTTGCTTATTAGACTTTGGCGAGCCGAGCGGACAACTTGCATTTGACAACAGTTCTAATTTAGATGGGCAATATGTGTTTGATGAACTAGGCCTAGTTGGTTACGATGCTACTGGAAATGAATTGCTATTGACACATGTTATTTTCCACCCTGTTCAAAAGAGTTTGAATAGAATGATTCAAATTGATTACACAGTTAGAATCCAAAGTATCAGCGGAGTAGGAGCATAAGATGGCATATAATGTTTATTTTACAGACCCTACCAAATACAGTAGTGCTATTGTAGTTGATGATGGACTACCTGGAGCGCCGGGCAATAATTATTCTACAAGTTTAATGCTTGTTGGAAAAAACGCTTCTGGTTATGCTTATGATATTTCCACAAACTTTTTACATCTGTTAGAAAACCATGCTAACAGTACTCCGCCTACAAATCCTATTGAAGGACAACTTTGGTATGACAATGCGAATCATAAACTAAAAGTTAATGATGGTACTGCCAACGGTGCTAATTGGAAATCTATTAATGGCGTTTATCAAGAGCCTGAAGAACCACCAGAAGCTGTGACTGGAGATATTTGGGTCGATACAGTTTCTTATCAGTTAAAGGTAAAAAATCCTGACGGTGATTGGATTTTAGTAGGTCCTGCAATTGACGGCGGCACAAAGTCTGGTCCTATTCCGGAAACAGTAAAAGATACAGTTGGTGTTGATCATAAAATCATTGCAAACTATGTTGATGGTGAAATTGTTGAAATTATTAGCCCTGATCAATTTACTCCGCAGATTAAAATTGACGGCTTTGAAGCTATCAAACCTGGATTAAACTTAACATCAGTTAATAGTGCAATCTTAAATGCAACAGCTTATGCCGCACAGAACATTGTAGTAACTACTCCTGTTAGAGCAGTTATTAACGGAAATTATTTTGTTAGAAACGACATTGATAATTCTATTAGCGGAGTTATTAATGCCAAGAACGGTATCACACTAGGTGTAGATCCTACGTTCTCAATATCTAAAGAAGGTACATTTAAAAATAAGTTTGTTAATAGTAAGGTAAATGGTACTTTTGGATTCCAAGTAATCGACGAGAGCGATATCTACAATGAAATTTTAACCATTGACGGACAGAATAAGCGTATTGGTATTAACACTACTAACCCTCAATATACTTTAGATGTCACTGGCAATGCTAGATTTTCTGGAAACATTACAATTACAACTGATGCAAATGATGCATTGATCATTACTGGATCTGCAACATTTGGCAAATCGACTACATTTGGTAGCACAGCTACATTCTCCTCCACTGCTACATTTGCAGGTGGAATAAAGATTGGTAACTCTACTACAGATTCTGCTTTATTCTCTAAAGAAATTATTAAACCTTTAGTTCATAATGTCTATACATTAGGATCTACAAGCTCGGCATTTAAAGAAGTTCATAGTGCAGTGTTCAAGGGTAACTTAGATGGGACTTCGACAGTAGCCACAAGATTATCTGCTTCTGCACAATTTACAATGTCTGGCGATATTGCCAGTGCAGGTGTAACATACAATGGTACAGGTGATCCTAAAGACTTTGTAACTGAACTTCAAGCAGAAGCAATTACCAACAGAAGCACAGTTACTAATGTGTCTGCCAATGACGAATTGCTAGTTGCAGTTAGTGCCGTTAATTTTGTATCTATTCCTGCTAATGGCGGAACAGGTAACGGTGCATATTTTGATATTGTTCGACAGAGTAACGGTAGTTACTTTATCAGTAGAGTTGCAAACAGCGGAACTAATTATGTTGCAAACGATGTCCTAACTATTCCGGGTGGATTGTTAGGTGGTTCTAACAATATAAACGATTTTGACATTACTGTTCCTAGCGTTAATGTATTGGGAAGTATTCCGATTACTACTGCATCATATGTTACTGTATCCGGAACTGGTGTAACAGGTCTAGCTAAAGCTAGTCGAGATGCTCTATTACAAGACGTACTTGACTTCTTAATACCTCCTGGTACTATTGTTCCTTATGCAGGATTAGAAAAGCCGGCAGCGGCAACTACTTTAAGCAAAGGTTGGTTGTTCTGCGATGGTTCTATCGTTAATAGAAGCGACTACCCAGAATTATTTGCCGCAATCGGATTTACTTACGGCAAGACATTAGTTAATGGACAGTTTAGACTTCCAGATATGCGTGGAAGAACTATCATCGGGTACGATGATATGACTAACGGATTCTTGAGTAGCGGCGGAGTTGCTAACAGAGTAGTTGGAGCAACTACTCCTAATGCGTATAGTGCATCTATTGGAACTGCACCGCCGGTAGTTGGCGGAGCTACAACAGCTACAATGACTGCAACATCGTTCTCGCAACAATTCCCTTATCCTACACCGGGGTTTGGCGGAACAGCAACAGGTATGGTTACAACAGTTATGCCTCCGTTCCATGCAATGAATTATATTATCAAGGCTTAAAAGGTTATGTCATATACGATAAAATACACAAACGGTAAGACACTGGCAGTAGTAGCAGACCAGTCGATAGATGAAGTATCGACAAGTCTTACTCTTGTTGGTAAAAATGTTAATAATTACGGTCAGTATGTTAATACTAACTTTGTTGCCTTACTAGAAAACTTTGCAAATTTATTAGAACCGTCTAGTCCTGTTGTAGGACAAACTTGGTTTGACACTAGCGAAGGCAGATTAAAGGTTTATTCGACTGGTACATTTAAGCCCGTCGGTGCTCCAGTGATTAGTACTGTTGAACCTTCCGGAGCAGTTCGAGGCGATCTTTGGGTAGATACAACAAACAACTTACTAAAATGGTATGATGGTTCCGAATGGCAGTTATCTGCTAAACAATATTCCGATACAGCCGGTAAAGAAGGTTGGTTTGTTGAAACTATTACAGACAGTTCTGGATACGACCACGATGTCTCTATTTTCTGGAGTCAAGGATCTAGATGGGCTGTAATGAGCACTTCTACTATTAATATAATTAGTGGAAGTTTGCTTGAGTCAGATTTAAACACCAGTACAATTAGACCCGGTTTAATCATCAACAGCGCCATTGGTGCTAAGTTTTATGGCACTGCAACCAGTGCTGATTCTGTTGCAGGCGTTAATCTCGAATCTGTACTACGTGCAGATACCGCTGCAACAATCACAGAACCGTTTGACTTTGAAACTGACGAAGGTGTTAGTGTTGGTACTAATACCAATATTGAACTTTTAGTCGATAATACTGGAATCGTAACCAGTGTTATTAGAGGAACTATTCAAGGCGAGCCACTAGAGATTAGATATAACAGTGTTTCTACAGGAACTGATGCAGTTGCTATCCATATTGACTCTGACAATGATAGAATTGGTATTTTTAACAGGACACCAACTACTGATTTAGATATTACCGGTAATGTTAGAATTACTGGAGACTTGGTAGTTGATGGGGCTCAAGTAAGTTTAGAAGTTTCGACAATTAAAGTTGATGATAAAAACATCGAACTTGCTGTACAGACTACTGCAACTGACCTTGGCGCCGATGGCGGCGGTATGATTGTTCATGGAGCTACTGATAAATTATGGCTATATGAACAAGACAGAGAAGCATGGCAGTCGAATATTAATATTGACTTGTCTTCTACTGCAAGTTCGTATAGAATTAATAACATTGTAGCAATCGAGTATGACGGTGCGGCTGATCTTAAGTTAGGGGGAGCAGTTAAATCTGCACCTGGATTACAGAATCTTCCAGTATTGAATGTTTTAACAGTTACAAATGCTGTTATTAGTACAATTTCTACACCAATATCACCATTAGCGGACCTTGTGTTAGCACCGTCAAGTGGTGTTGTTGATCTAAATTCTGCTGCAAAAATTGGTGGAATGGCAGCAACATTAGACACTGATCCTGATGATTATGCTGTTTCTAAAGGATATTTTGAAGGTCGTTTAGCAGGTGCATTGGGTGGATACAGTGCTAGAAAGCCATATACTTTAAACGTTGATATTACTGACTTTGATACAGTTAATGATGACATTATTGCTATCCTTGATGTTACGTTACCAGTAGATGGATTTGGTGATCCTTACTATGTTCAGCCAGATGGTGCTAGATGTACTGTACTATGCACTAGATATGAAGCAACTACTGCAACATATCTATTAAGCAACCTAAATACTTCGACAGTTAGAGAGTTGTTTAACATTGTTACCGATGTTAGCTACACTGCAACTTCGACAACTACTTCGTTTATTAATACAGTTTCTAGTACATCGACATTGTTAGTAACCGATTTTGAACTTGCAGGTAACGTAACAATTTCTACACCAATGCCTCGCATTGTTAGATCAGTTAAATTGTTTGCTGTAGTTGCAGGATACTGGACATTTATTGAAGATGTTGATACAACATACTTAACTTCTGACAGTTCTTCTATTCTTGAGACAGGTGTTAAGACATTCACTGTTAATAGAAATAGTTCAACAATTTACAGTTCTCCTACAACATGGGGAGGAATTTTTACAACTGGTACGAGTGTAACAATTAGAGAAACAGATACTCAGGTTAATTACCTACAAGGTACAATTACTGAATATTCTGGTACTAATTTAACAGTCAATGTAACACTTGCTTACAATACCGCAACAACATCTACATTTACTTCGTGGATTATTCGAAGAGATGTATAATGGAGAGTAACTAGATGCCTTATAATTTAAAATATTTCGACGGAAGAGCTTTTATAACACTTGCTGACGGTGTAGTAGATCAGCAGGCATCTTCCAGTCTTTATCTTATTGGTAAAGATGTTACTAGTTACGGTACAATTCAGAACGATAACTTCCTTTGGTTGTTAGAAAACTTTGCAGGAACAGTTGAACCAGTTAATAAAGTTCAAGGACAAATTTGGTTTGATAAAACTTCAAGTATTTTAAAACCTAAAGTCTATGACGGAGCGGAATGGCGCACATTTAGCACGATAGCTGCAAGCTCAACATCAGCAACTAATGCTACAGTAGGTGATCTCTGGTACGATACATCTAGAGATCAATTGTTTATTAAGAATACATTATCGGATTATACATTAGTTGGCCCAGAATCTGTACCTGGTTTTGGTAAAACTAAATTTTTATCAAGAACAGTTAAAGATCTTACCAATGCATCACATGCATGTATTGTTATGTATGTAGATGATGCAGTACTTGGTGCTGTTTCTAACGACGAATTTTATGTCAATACATCGGATGAAATATATCTTGCAGGAATTGAGGTTATTGGCCGCGGCTTTAATTTTGCCTCAGGTGCAACAGTTTCTTCCGATGATGTTTATCTTAGAGCAGAAGCAGATGAAACTATTACAGGACGATGGACATTTAATAGTATTAATGGTATCGGAATCGGAACCTCGACAATATTTCCAAGTGAATCGGGGAACTTAACACTCCAATCAATTGGTAGGAGTGTTGTAATTAATGCTAATGAACTAAGACCGAGCGGTAGTACAGTTACGCTCGGAACAACATCAAATAAATTTGCAAAAGTTTATGCAAGCGAATTTAACGCAGGCAGTAGTGTAAGTTCTGCCAATCTTACAGGTAAATTTATCCTTACTGCAAGTAGTAAGATTGAGCCTGGCACAGACGGTTCGATCAATATGGGTGCTGCTAATGCAAGATTTGCTACGGTATTCACTAAAGGACTTAATGCAGGAGGAACTACTGAAGAAGGGGTAGTTGTAGGAAACTGGAAATTAGATACTGGCAGTACGTTAGATGTATCTGATGGCGTTTTTGTTTCTGCCGATGCATCTATGGGTTCTTTAGATGTTGGAGTAGTTAATGCAACTATTGTAAATGCAGATAAAGTAGTTACTAGATTTATTACAGCAGGAACTTCATCAACAACTGGACTAATTGAAGGTGATTGGTCTTTAACTGCTAGCAGTAGATTGCGAGCAGTTTATGCCGACATTGCTGAAAAGTATGCAACTGATGCTCAATATGAACCCGGAACAGTTGTTATGTTTGGCGGAGATAAAGAAGTTACTATTGCTAATTTACCTTCAACAACTAAAGTTGCTGGAATTGTTACAACTGAGCCTGCACAAATTTTAAATACAAACTTAGAAGATGCAGTGGCCATCGCTTTAGTAGGTCGAGTACCTTGCAAAGTAGTTGGTACTATTTTTAAAGGAGATATGCTAGTTGTTAGCGATATTCCGGGAGTACTTACTAGCTCAGTAGCACCGAAGACTGGATCTTTAGTTGCAAAGGCATTAGAATTTTATAACTCAACAGAAGTAGGTTTTATTGAAGTTATGGTAGCAAGAGGTTAAAATGGCATATATTATTAATAAATCAAACGGATCAAAATTAGTTACTGTCGAAGACGGTTCTATTAATGTAACGGCATGTGATATTTCTCTTGTTGGAAAGAACTATGCAGGATACGGCGAAGCTATTGCATCTAACTTTGTTAAATTGTTAGAAAATTTTTCAAGTCCGAAGCAACCGGCAAAGCCGTTAGTCGGCCAACTTTGGTACGATAGCTCGAACAAAAAAATTAAATTTTACACAGGTAGTGATTTTAAATCTATACCTGCATTAAATGCCGGCAAAGATTATCCAACAGATCAGTTAAAGGGCGATTTACACTATAATGAAACTGAAGGTAAGTTGTATTTTTATGACGGACAGAAATATGTTTTAATCGGACCACAACTTTCAGGTAAAGCTTCTAAAAATACAGTCTCTCCTGTACTACTTGAAGATAATGGAGAAGAAACACAGTCGCACTATGTTTTAAAATTTGATATTCAGAACTATTATTTAGAAACAGAAATCAATAAAGTTGCTGTAATTTCGAATGATCCATTTACACCTCTTTCAGAAGACTACACTACTTTATTCCCTGTAATTAAGAAAGGTATCACCCTAGCAGGTGCTGATAGTTCGACCGGTATTTCTTATGATTCTGAAACAGAATTAGGTTCTATATTTTGGGGAACTGCGGCTGACAGTATTCGACTAGATGGAAAACTTGCCAGCGAGTATGTCCAGTATTCATCTCCTCTTTTTACATCTCAAGTTAGAGTCAATACTACTGACGGTATTAACATTGCATCGAATGGTTTAAGATTATACACCAATACTAGTGGCGCTCAACTTAATACTGATTTACCTAGGATTAGTTTAAATGCAACAGCAGGCGGAGAACTGTTTAATATTATTAACGTTGATGCAAGTGACAATCTTGCATTGATGCCTAGTAGAACAGCCGGAACTTTAGTTAATATTGGTAGTAGTGCAAATCCATTTAATGTAGTTTATGCTAACGAATACAATACAACCGGCGCTGACTTGGCAGAAAAATATCTTGCTGATGCAGAATACGAACCTGGTACAGTTTTAAGACTAGGTGGCGAAGCCGAAGTTACTATCTGTGCAAGTTATGAACACGAAGGTATTGCAGGTATTGTATCAACCCAGCCTGGACATTTATTAAATCAGGGACTAGAAAACGGAGTTGCTATTGCACTAAAAGGAAGAGTACCATGTAAGGTAAAAGGTCCTGTTAAGAAAGGTGACGTTTTAGTTTCATCTAATGTACCTGGACACGCTGAAGTTCGTAGATACGGGCACAGAACAAATCCGTTAGCGATCCTCGGAAAGGCACTCCAAGATTTTGATGGAGAGACTGGGGTTATTGAAGTAATGGTATATTAAAAAAAGCGCCCTAGGGCGCTTTTTTATGCTTCAGTGGTTTCTGCTTTAGCTTTCTTTTTCGGCGGATCCATTGTATCCGCTTCTTTACGAAGTCTCGAGGCTTCCTTATAAAGTGCATCTGCTCGACTACGCATTTCTGCAGGAGTCAAACTCATATTAGTTTCTGGTACTGCTTCTTTTGCGGCACGTTCTTCTCTAGCCTTGTCCCACTTATTTTTTGTGGCAACAGTTCCTTCCTTAACAACAATCTCGTCACTATTTCCTTCTTCGGAGATAGCCAGTTGATCAACTGTTACACCTTTCTGGTCTGCAATCAATTGATTTAATTCATTTAATTGCATTTGATTTTTTGGATCAAAAATCATAGTAACCATATTAGTAGGAACTTTAGTTAGCAGTCCATTACGATGTAGAAACTCTAACATGTTGGAGCCGTCTGGGAAACGACGAACTGCCAAAATGTCTGCTAGCTCATTGGCCTGTTGTCCAGAATCACTTTCAATTAGACTCATAAGAGAGTCGTGGAAAGCATCCGGCAAGCCGTTGGTGCCGCATACAAGGGCACTTTGGGAGTCACCAGGCAGTGTTCTAAATAGAACTGCAACCCTTGCTCCGTTGTTTTTCATTTTTCCAACATGTTTCATATTGTTTCCTTATTCTGGTGTGCCTTCTGTTGCTGGTTGTGCTTCAGCAGGTGCAGCCTGTGCGGGCACAACTGCCTGCAAAAATGCATCTAGCTTATTAAAAACACTACCAACAGCCGCCATTTCTGCGGCTTTAAAAGCGCCGCGAGTTGCGGCAATATCAATAACAGATCTTACATTCTGAAGATCAGTAATTGTAAGATCCGGCGCTTGTTTCTGTTCAGACATTTCTTCTTATTCCTTATGCAGTATTGGACAGGCTAAAGACAGCATAGAAAGTTCTTTTGAATCTTCAATGCCTATCTCGATAGCAGTAGTTAGCTTATTGTCATCGACGACGGTGCATTTTCTGACACAGTATCTACTGTTCAAGTTCAAATAAATCCATTTATCGAGTTCTTTAATATCAATAAATTTCTTTATTAAGAGCTTGCCAAAATTTGGAGGAATCCTATTTAAACGCCTTGCTGAAAGTACGTTTAATGGATTCACCCTTCCTTTGCTGATAGCCATTATATACCTACTTTATTTATAATAAGCAGTCTGACCGAACGGGGAAACAATGGATTCGTTGCCGTGAATGACAAACAGGGTTTCGCAGTAATCTTCGTCACCCCAACTACCACAAGGGTATCCATCGGTGAACATGATGAATCGCTTAGGTTCAATACCTTCTCGCTTCATAAAGTCCCAATTTACATCAAAGTCAGTACCGCCACCGCCTTTGACTTTATAATCCATAATTTCGTCAGCGGTGTCACCTGAGAATTTTGCATAGTTATAGACGCCGGTATCAAAGCACCACAGGTCTAATTTAAAATCTACATATTCGTCCATAATGCCTTTGACTTCACTGATGAAGTCCTTAGCCATAGCATCACTAATAGACCCTGACATATCAATTGCAACAGACACGTCAATAGTTTCTTCATTCATCATACCGGGCAATACAGCACCGCAGTGTTGGCTCTTACGGTTAGGACGTTGGAAACTAAAATTGCTCTTAATGATACTTTGGATGTTCATACGGAGCAGTTGGCGCCAATCCATCTTAGGCTCAGTGAAGTCTTTGATAAGACGTGCAACACCTGCAGGAATTTTACCTGCGCCTGCCGCTTGAGCAGCCGCTACCATGGCTTCTTTGATCTCGTCTCGGATGGCTTTCTTTTCTTCAGCAGTTAGACGAGGGCGCTTACCCGATCCATCTTGATCACCGTCCTGACCATCATCTCCGTCGCTGTCATCGTCACCTTCTCCGTCAAGGTGTTCGTCTAACAGTTCACCGAGTTGGCTCAAATCGATCTTTTCAGCCTTTTCGTAAAGGTCGTCATAGATTTGTTCGTAGCTCCAGCCGCGATATTTGTTGTCTTGAAAGATTTTGATGAAGCTAGGCACTTCACCGATTTTTTCATCTTTGAGAATTTGATTAACTGCAAAGTCTGCGGCAATATTAGACAACTGGGGATCTCGACCTTCACGGCGGCCGATGTGATCAAATACGTTGTGGAGAACTTCGTGTGCAAAGCCGAACTCTGCTTCTTTAGGCTTGAGCTTATCAACAAACTCTAGGTTATAATAGAAATTGCGACCATCTGTTGCCAGTGTTTGACACCAGTTAGATGCGTCAATTAGTTTCATGCGGGTAGCCAGATTACCAAAGAAAGGATGGCGGAGCAACAGTCCAACACGAGCGGTAATCAGCTTGTCAATAATTTTTGCCTTTTCGGCATTTGAATATTCTTTTGTGGGCTTAGTCTTTTTGACTTTCTCAGCTTTCATAACATCAGACATAGTTTATCCTTTCTGTTTAATATACTTATTATACACTATTTTTTACCAAAGGGCAAGCAAAAAGGGCCCCGAAGGGCCCAATTTAACCTTCCATTGCTTGGATGATGTACTTGCCGTATTTGTCGTGGAACTTGTCAAAGTTCTTGAGCTTACTTGCGTCAAACGGCAGTTGGTAGTTAGTAAGAGCAACTTTGGCACCCATAACAACCAGCTCAGTTGGGAAATTATCCATCATAAAGCCAAAGAAGTTATCTGCCATAGCATCCCAATCTTTAACTTTCTTCTTGTCAGCTTCTTGAAGCTCGTAGCACATAGAAGTAGTCAAAGAGTACATCGCAGAGATTTCTTTGATGTTAATTTTGTCAATCTTACCAGACAGGATATCTTCTGGCTTAGGCATCTGTTTGGCAACCTTACGGTGTGCCATGAACTTAACAGCAAGACCTTCACCAATAGCACCCGAAACCAAGTCAGTAAGAGTACCTTCATCCAAATCGTCATCAATCAACAGCTCGCTAACGAAAGACCAAGAACGGGGAGTTGCAAATGCACGGCTTGAGCTCTTAGGATCAAAGTCGTAGAGGTCTTGTTTTGCGAACGAAACGTAACCAACAACCTGTTCATGCAGTTTGTTGCGAGTAGCCCACATGAGCCAATCTTCAAAATCAGTTTTCAGTTCCAAGTGCAGGAAACGGTTTGCCAGTGGAGCAGGCATACGATAAGTAACACCTTTGTCAGTTTCACGGTTACCTGCGGCAACAATGCTAACACCATCGGGCAGTTTATAAGTACCAACACGGCGGTTCAGAACCAGCTGGTAAGCAGCCGCTTGAGTAGCAGGAGCCGCAGAGTTCAATTCATCCAAGAACAGGATAGCAGTAGAGTTTGGATCAGTAGGCAGTTCTGCAGGAGGTGCCCAAGTCATAGTACCTTGGTCACTATTGTAATAAGGAATGCCTTTAATGTCAGTGGGTTCCCACAGACTCAAACGAACGTCAATAACTTCACGTTCAAATTCTTCGCCGATTTGTTTAACAATATCGGATTTGCCAATACCGGGGGCACCCCACATAAAGACTGGACGCTTAATCTTTACGCACTTGCGAATAGACTTTTTAGCCTCATTAGGAGTAACTGCACGGTTGCCGCTGATTGCTTCTGCCATTTTAAAACCTTTAAAAAGTGTTGAAATTTTTACGCTGTATCGTTAGCGTATGTATTGATTATACAGGAGTTTTGCAGAAAAGTCAATCACTCTGCTTGTTGTGTTTTTGCAACAGCCATAGCACGAGCAATACCGTATTTTTGGATATTTCCGGAAAATAGGACTAATTGGACAGCCATTTTCTCGTTATAAACAAAAATGGCTTTTTTGGTGATGTAAAACGGACTATCGATAAATTGATCCAATTGGATAATTAACCTATTTGTCCAATCTATTTCTTTTGGGAGATCAATTTTGTAGCATTTGATGTCAGCGGCCTGCATCCATTCGTGTCCGGATTCAGTTAGCCTTAAACCGCCTTTTTCTTTTTGTCTAGGATTTACCCAAAATGCAGGAAGCATTTTTTTGGCATACGCATCATCGCTGGGCTTGCCCAACGCATTTAATACATATTTGACTATTTCAATCCTTTGATTCATCTGACAATTTTTCGCCAGTGGTTAGTTTATATACACTAAAGTCTTGGCAGTTAAACATTTTGTTCAAGCGTTCTGCCAAATTAAAGGCATGGCCGCTATTTGAAAAACTAACCTTCTTGTATTTAGGACCGAGGTCTTGCGCTACAATACTGGTAGTTTTTAAATTAACTGGTTTGTCCTTGTAGAAAACAGCCCAGATGGCATCGGCCTCAAGAACTTGTTCAGTTTTGTAGTTTTTCTTGTTTGTTAGCTCTAAAAGAACCGTTGGCTTTGGTCTGCTCATAATGCGTACATCTCCGTTATATACGCATATATTTAGTTGGGACTTATTAAAAAGTACCACCGTCCATTGATACTTGAATTACATCTTCTTGCTTAGGCTGCTGAATGATTTCGTCTAGCTTGGCAGTTAGTCTGGTCATAACAACCGCAATGCTATCTGATAATGCAACCGCTTCATTTATGTCTAAAACTACCTGTTTCTGACCTGTTTTTTTGGCAATTCTCGCCTTTTCGAGATAGTTTTCAATAGGTAATGTGTTAATTTGTTTCATTGTCTTTTCTACTTAGGTTAGTGAGCATCTGCTTCATTTCAATTTCGGTCTTAAAAGGACCATGAAACGGATACCGGTCAAGTGTAATTAGCTTAGGACAGAAACTCTTAACCCACCCCTTACGGAATTTAATTACATAATATCCTGCACAATATTGACTCTTGCTTTTTGTGCTCTTGGCATAGATAGGTAGTTTTTTACGAATGTCATAAACACTGCCGTAGGGCTTTGAACCGCAGGGATATTCATAGATTGCATATTCTTTAGTTTCTACGTTAGTAGTTTTTGCTAGTTCGAAAAATACAATACCTAGTTTTTCTTTGACGTCTTTAGCAGTACCGACGCTGATTTTCTTTCCGTCTTTAAGGATGGAATAAGAACTGCGTTCTTTATTAAGCGTTCCTACTTTTAAACCGTCTGTCTCGAGTAACCAACTTTTATTTGGAACTAATGGTTTGGCAATAGTTGTCATATGATATACCTTGCATTTAATGGGTCTGCATAACTTTGTGCCTGCTCAGTAATCTTTTGGAGATCATAGGCTGCACAAAACTTCATCAGTCGAATACCGACTTGCGGAATATTTTTTTCTGCTTGTGTAGCTGTGTTAATTGTTTCGTTAATGATCGTACGAATTTCGTCAGGTTGTGCAGATAGGTCGCATAGCTTGACGTTACGATAGTAGTCGTCCATTACACGGTGTTCTACACCTTCGTGGTCGGTCCAACGTTGAAGCATCATATTGTTCCACGCCCACCCCTTGCTTGTTCGATCGGCAAAGGCTTCACGGAGACCAACCTTATTCTTTGTGCCTTTCTCACGTACTCCCGGATAAGCACTAAAGATGTTGTCGGAGGTGTCGCCACGCATACACTTCTCGAAGAGTAACCATTGTGGGTCCGGTGCGCCTTTGACTTCGCCAGTTTTCTTATCTTTAACAGGCTTACCCTTTTCATCAAAGTATCCCTCGTGTGTAGTAGTAACTTGGCTCACACCGTTATATTGTTTCACGTTGGGCGCAACCAGTTGTGCGAAATCTCCATCCGTTGAAATAATAACGTGATTGTCGTTTGGATGACTCTGTATCCAACCTGCAATTAAATCGTCAGCTTCTAGCCTAGGATTATGTAATACGGTACAGTTTGTCTTGTCAGTGATGAAGTTCTTAAACTCATCAAATGTTTCCCAGAATACACGATCTTCTTCTGCTTCTCGGGGACTCAATGCCGCACGAGCATCACTGCGATTGCGTTTGTAAGGAGCATAATGATCTTTGCGCCAGCTACGACCTTCGAGTGCGAATACTACATGGGTACCGTCAAAGTCGCGCCATGCCTTTCTGACACTGCTCAAAATTGTATGTAGGCTCATACCTACTTTATCTTCAAGACTGCCGCGAACTACGTGACGAGCTCGAAAGAATGTGTTTGCAGTATCGACTAAAATATAAGTCATTAACTTACCTCGGACTTTCCATTACCTAGATCATTAACATTGATGAATCCACTGCCTCTACGCTCCATATCAACACCTGCTTCGGCGCCGACATTTTTACATAGTTCTTGGAACCAAAGATCAACAACAGCTTCATCTGTGTCACCTTTGTAGCCAGCTTCTTTTAATTGTAGCACAAAGTACTCATTCCAGTCAAGTTCGAAAAAACCATTCTTGACATTCTCTTTATTAACATGTGTATCCAATACAGCTACCCAAGGTTCTTTGGCTTCTGTTGCACGTTCTTTCGGAGTTAGTTTAGCAACTCGTTCAGCTTCTTTCGCCGCTTCTTCTGCCTGTTCTGCACGTACCTGTTCTCTAACAGCTTGAGCAGTTTTATCTAACACTTCTTGATATCTAGATTCTACGTTTTGAATTTCTTTTTCTAAAACATCTAGACCTGTTATTTTTTTAAGAAAGTTTTTTAACATTAGGTACCCCACTCATTTTTAAATAACGGAACTTGCAGTCTATCGCTATATCTTAATCCATGTTTCATTGCAAGGTCTGCTACCTTACGATTGTTTAGTGCATAGACACTTTCAACGCCGCCCACTGGCATTAGATAGACATGACCTTTAAATCCTGCCTTGCGATATGCGGCAATAGCACATTCGGCATCTGCAAAGTCTTGTTCAGTTGCAATAACAAACTTTAGATAAACTGTGCCGTAGTTTTCATAGTCACAAACTACTTCTGGCTTAATGGCATCATCCCAAGGTTCGCCTGAGCAAGGAAGTTTAGCACTTACACTAAAAGTAATTTCACGATCGAACTCTAAAAAAGGCATTTGCCATTTAATCAAGTATTCTTTAAACGCACTTGTTAAACGCATAGTGCCGTTTGTCTCAAAGGTAATTTCTTTAAGACCTGCCATCTTAGGGTGGTCTAGTAAATCTGGATAAGCCTTTTGCCAACCTAGCAATGGTTCACCACCGGTGATTACGAGATGTTCGTCCCGCCATTCCTTGTGCGGTAGCGTATCCACAATAGCATCGGCAATTGCATCAGTAGAAAGAAGGGGAGATAGATGCTTAAAGCGAGGATCCCAACTAGCGTAACTATCACAACCTGTAGAAACCAACGGAAGCGATTTGTACTCGGTGTAAAGAGACGGGTCAATATTTTCTGCTTCATTACTTAGTTCTCCTCGTGGCATGCCAAACCCTTGGCATTTAAAATTACACCCGAAGGTGCGTAAAAATACAGAAGGGACGCCCATATAGCGTCCTTCGCCCTGTATCGAATAAAATAGTTCTGCTACTTTAATCTTTGACATTTTTATCCTTTATTATCTTATTTTTAGTTTAACATATTATCTAAAGAATGTAAAGTTTTACACTTGTTGCCGTGATATCTTGAATATACATTTGCTTTTACTTCTTTACCACAATGCTCGCACACCTTCATTACTTTATTGTGGGATGTTATCCCTTTAGCTTTCATAGTGGCAAGTCTTTTAGCAGATGCTTCCGGAGATCTTTTTACTACTCCTTTAACACCTTTGTTATGAGGAATTCTTCCTTTGGCCTTTTCTGAAATTTTTCGACGTCTTTCTTCCGAAAATACTTGTCCAGTATTTCTAATTCGAGTTTCTTCGGATCTTTGTTGTTTTTTAATTACAAGTTCTTCCGGACTATAAATTTTATCCCAGGTTCTGCCTTTATTAGCAATTGATATTTTTTGAATAGTTTCTTTAGAAAGTTTATGTCCTTTTTTAAATTTATGACCCCAATTCCCGGTTTCTTTTTTAGTTTGAAGAGCTTTGTTAATGCTTTCCTGAGAATGTTTTTTACCATAAAATGGATTATTAACACCTAACATATTTTTCGAATGGGCTTCGGAAAATTCTGCTCTAACTGTTTCATATATTCTAGAATGACATTTATAATTCCGTAGTTGATTTTTTGTACCAGCGCCAAATATCATTAGCCTTAATGCATATGACATTTTGCTATGATACTCTGAATCAAATTTCATTTTCCAAAGTAAAGCATGAGCAATATAATGTTCTTTAGCAGTTAGATTAACTAAATTGTCAGCATTATTACTGCCACCGAAACTTCGGGGTATAATATGATGTCTTTCTGTGTAAGTATTCTCATCTAATTTTCTATTTTGAGCACGTAGAACAAGCTGATAATAGTATCGACTATACTTGTCTTCTACTAACGGAACAGGCCAAATTATCATTATTATTAAAATCTATATAAATGTGTTGAATAAAAAAGTCTTGCGACTTTAATTTTGCTCATAAATGTTTGACCATTGTTTTAGTTTTTCAATCTTAGCAGCTTTTGCAACTTCTAAGTGTTCTAACAAAATTACATTCTTTTCAAGTAAGATGTCAATCATTGCTAGCACATCACCGATTTCTTCTTCGAGGTGTTCTCGATTGGTTTTAGGCTTGCCGGGTTTAAAGTTATCGATACCAAATCGACTGATCTTGCTTACTGCAACAACAACTTCGGCACATTCTTCTTGTAGAATGTCCATGACTTCTTCTGTAACTTTATCCATTTTTTGCTCTACTTTCGAGATATTGTTCATGTTGTATCCATTTGTTCTTAACTAGAAATCCCCATTCTCTTTTTTGGGGACCTGGCATAAAAAGTGTCCAACATTCTACAGCTGGATCTAATTCAATCCTGTGATAACTAGTAGAGCGACAAATACGGAAATGACCAGGAGCTCTCCACTTTGCCACTTCGCCAATTTTTTCACCGTTACTATTAAATTGTGGAATCCATTCATAATATCCACCTTTTAAGATAAGCGTTGCGTAAGGCCATGGGTGATCATGCACATCATCGGGATCTGATTTAAGGAAACGGTGAAGAAACACATTGAAGGGGAAGTGCTTTCGATCCTTAAGAAAAAGGTAGTAGCGTTCGAGATAAGGTTCATTATTGATTCTGTCCATTACAATGCGTTTGCGACCAAGTCGTTCTAGCATGTTAAGAAACCATTTCATGATTACTCCTTTTTCTTCCGTGTTGCAACTTTAGCTCTTACTGCGGGTTTAAGCTGGCTTAGTTCGTATGCCTCAATGGCTTCACGCACATCTCGTTCTAAGGCAGCGTCGTCCCACTCTAATTCTGTTCGACCGTCGGGATATGTAGTAACAGTCAAATGACTGCCTTTAACTACTGTGGGTGCTAGAACTTTAGCGCCGCCAATTGTCCCCGGCATCTCTAATACGATTGAATCTTTCTTTTTACGTGTTGCCATAGTTTTCTCCTTAACGTGGTGCAAAGTCTTGCTGAAGTTTAATATTGTCCATAAACTCTTTCTTTACACCTGGATCTGTTTTAAACAGTCCTTTGAGTACAGTAGTTTGAGTTAATGAACTATGCGCCATAATGCCGCGATTCTCGCAACATCCATGTACAGCTTGAATATAAACGCCTACATCTTTACTACCTGTAGCTTCCATAATCTCGCGAGCAATATCCATTGCAAGTTCTTCTTGTAGCGTACCTCTACGAGCACACCACTGGGCAATACGAGTGTATTTGCTTAGACCAATAAGTTTGTCAGCAGCCAATATGCCAATGTAGGCGACACCGCTAACAGGCTGATGGTGATGGCTGCACATGGATTTAAGTTCAGATCGTACCACAAGCATGCCGTCATAGGCGTCATCGGTGTGATTGGGGAAGGCTGTTGCATCTGGTTTTTGTTCATAGCGACCACTCATAATTTCATTAAAGTACATTTTAGCAAGACGTCTTGCAGTACCTTGACTGTTAGGATCTGTATCTCGATCGATCAGCAAACGATCTAGCACTAGTTCAAATGCTTCTGTTGCTTCGTCAATTAGCTTGTGTTTAATTTCTTCTGTAACGTATTCCGAAACGTTATCGCCAGCCCAGAATCTTTTTCCGTCCGCGATCATCTTTTCTCTAATGCTGTGTGCTAGATATTTTTCTGTCATTGTTATTTTTCTCCGATGTTGAGGCAGTGGATTGCCATATGTAATTGTAACTTTATTTAGGCGATGATGTCAAGCGTAACATGGTATTTTTCTTTGCCGCCATGTCCAGTACGTTTAGTGGAATTGATTTTTCACCTGCAAAATTGAGCATGGCTGCAACATCTTTAGGAAAACACATTCCGCCAAAACCAAAACTTCCGTCTGGACCTGGAACTCGTGTATGACTTATTCCTACCCTCTCGTCTATATCAATTAACGATCGCATTTTACGCCAATCGTATCCGCAAGCATTAGCAAGCTGATACATTTCGTTCATAAACACAACTTTAGTAGCTAGGTAGGTATTGATAATATACTTAGAC